GGCGATCTCGTACTACATCGGCCAAGAACAGCAGCAGGGACAACTCTCCGACATCCGGTCGATCTCGTCGGATTCCATCGTCCACATTTACGAGCCCCAACGAGCTGGACAGCTCCGCGGCCTGCCGTTTGTGGCGTGCGTCATTAACGACCTGCACGACCTAGACGATCTCCAGAAGCTGGAGATGGAGTCTTGCAAGCTGGCTTCCAGCGTGGCCCAGGTGATCAAGACGAGCTCCGGCGAGGTGCAGGCAACGAGCCTCCGTTCTGGTGTGGCCGGATCACAAGGCACCGCCCAGACCTACTACGAAAACATTTTCGGCAGCACGGTTAAGGTCCTAAAGACCGGCGACGAGTTTGAGCAGTTCCAAGCCGACCGCCCCAACGTCAATATGCGCGAATACTGGCGCAACCTGACCGAAAAGGTATGCGCCGGCGTCGGCATTCTGTACGTCCTTGTTTTCCCCGAAGGTATGCAGGGCACCGTCTACCGCGGCGCCTTGGATATGTCCTCGGTATGGTTCCGGAGCCGTCACCAGGTGATGGCCTCGGCCGCCCGTCGTATCTGGGAATATGTCATGGAGTACGCCATCCGGGTGGACCCCAGCCTGCGCGACTCACCGGATGACTGGTACGAGGTGGCCATCCAGGCGCCCCGGGCTCCGAATGTCGATGTCGGCCGCAACTCAGCCGCCCAGCTCGCCGAGCTCGAGGCCGGTGTTACCACATACGACGAGATCTACGGCGCCCGCGGTATCGACTGGCGTTCGGCTTTGGAGTCCAAGGCCCAGCAGGCCAAGTACATCCAAGACCTGGCCGGAAAGTACGGCATCGACGTCTCGCAAATCTCGACCGCCCAGAAGCAGCCCATCGCCCCGGAGCCTGCCGACATGGCCATGCAGGATGATCCGTCGGGCACTATGCCTGAACAAATCCCAGCCGAGCCCATCCAAGAGGTGGTTGCCGTAGCCGCCCCGAAGAAACGCAAATCTAGGGCTAAGAAAACCGAATGACTAAAGTAAACAACTGGCTTTCCTACCAGCCCAGGGCCTCGGCCATGGAGCCTGCCACCATCCAGATCTTCGACCAAATCGGAGAGGACTGGTTCGGCGGCTCTGGAATGTCTGCAAAGGCCTTCAGCCAAACGCTGCAGGACATCGGGCAAGGCCCCCTTGTGGTCGAGATCAACAGCCCCGGAGGCAACGTCTGGGACGGCCTGAGCATCTACAATATGCTCCGAGGCCGGCAGGCGCCCGTCACCACCCGGGTGGTCGGCATTGCTGCCTCAATTGCCTCAATCATCGCCCTGGCCGGCGACACGGTCGAGATGGCCGATGCCTCGCTTTTCATGATTCACGACCCATCCGGAATGGTGGCCGGCACCTCGGAGGATATGCGTAAGATGGCCGACGCTCTCGACCAACACGCCGAGGTTCTCGCCGGCATCTACGCCAAGGCGACCGGAAAGCCTGTGTCTCAGATCCGGGCAGCCATGAAGTCTGAGACTTGGTTCACCGCCCAGGAGGCTGTGCAGTTCGGCCTGGCCGACAAGTGCACCGAGCTCCCGGCAATGGCTGCCTGCTGGCATCCTCGGGCTGTCACCCGCTCGGCTCCTCCGACTGTTCGCCGCAATCTCGAGCGCGGTATCCAGCAATACGAGGCCGGTCTCGGTGGCGACGGCCTGGAAGAGGCGACCGTGATCGAGGCCCGCAACATGGCGAAGGGCGAAGAGCCCAGCCTCGAGAAGGTCCAGAAGGCTGTGGCCTGGTGGGCGCGCAATGAACGCTTCCTCGAAGCCGAGCCCAACACACCGGCCGACGTGGCCGCGAATCTCTGGGGAGGTGCCGCCGGCCGTGACTGGTTTACGGCGCTTGCCATTCAACTCGACCAGGAGCACGAGCTCACTGAGTCCGAGGACAAACTTTCGACCGGCAGCACCTCCGCTGCCGCCGATGGCGCGACAACCGCGCCGACATCACAGCAGACACCACACAACATGACTGAATCCAACACCGTGGTGGCGGCCGCTTCTACCGCGCCGACCGCCCTCGACATCGAATCCATCGTGGCCAAGGCCGTCGCCGCGGCGATCAGCGCCAAGGCCCCCACCGCAGCCCCCGCCCCGGAGCCCGTCGCCCCGGTTCGCATTGAGAACCTCGGCAACCCGCTCCTCGAGCAGCACAAGAAGCTTCAGGCCGGTGCCGACCGCCGCTCCTGGTTGATCTCCAACCATAGCGAGCTGTTGCGCCAGAGTGCCATCCATGCCCCGCAGAACGCCAACACGTTCGCCTCGGGCTTGGTTGTCGACTACCTCGCCGACGCCGTGATCACCGTGGCCGCGAACCGCTTGGCCTTGGTCTCCGCCTTCTCTCGTAACGTCGGCCTCGACAACCTCCGTCCGCGCGCCACCGTGCAGGTGAAGAAGTACACCACCGGCACCGCTGCCCAGACCAACCCGACGAGCTGGGAAACCAACAACGACAGCACGCTGGCTGCCACCGCGGTCACCGTGAACCAGATCTCGAAGAACTTCACCGTGACGCAGCAGGAGCTCAACCAGGGCTTTAGCCTGGCCGACTTGGCCGCTGGCTCTGCCGACCTGTTCGCCTACGGCATCAGCGACGTCCTGACCGCCCTGATGGTCACCGGCAACTACGGCACCGTGACCGGAATCGGCTCGGCTGCGAACTTCGACTCCTCCGACCTCCCGGCGATCCTCGCCCTGGCGAAGAACTACCGCAGCAAGAACTTGATCCTGGACGGCGGCCACCTGGCTCGCATCCAGTTCTCCGGTCAGAGCACCGCCTCCGCCGGCACCGTGGCCATGCCTGACAGCCGATTCGGTCCGTTGAACAACGGCCGGTTCGGATTCGATGTGATCGCCGAGAACAACCGTTGGACCTCGGCCGAGACCAACACGGTCGGATTCGTCTGCGGCCCTGACTCCATCGCCATCGCCTCCGGCCTCCCGGTCGGAATGATCGCCGGCGAGTTCATCGAGCAGCGCACGGTCACCACGGCCAACGGCCGAGTCATGAGAATCGCCACAACCATTGCGGTGGACAAGGCAGGCAAATCGAAGATTGTCGCCGGTCCCGAAGTCGATGCAGCCGCCCAGCGCAGCGACTTCAACACCGCGAAGATTGCAGAGGGCTCGAAGCTCATCCTGTGGATACAGGGAGCACTGGCACCGAAAGTTCGCAAAGGTTAACCGTTCAAATTGGGGAGGCTGCTGGAAATCTCCGGTGGCCTCCCCTCTAACCAAGACAAAACATGGCCGTTCAAGCAGACATCGCAACCGAGTACAGCATGGGCCGACAGGGGTTCCAGCTTGTCACCAGCACCGCCGCTCAGACCGGAAATTGGGCTGGCTTGATTCCAACCGAGCCGACCGTTTTTACTTCGATCACCGGATTCCAGATCAGCGGAACTTGGACATCCAAGACGATTCCCGCTGGTTTCCCGTTGGTTGGCGATATTACTGGATTCCAGATTTCATCCGGTAGCGTTGTGGCTTTTCTCGCTCGTTCTTAATGATCGCAAACGGCATAGCACTCAATCGGTTGTTTCCCGGCCAAGCCGGTGGCACTGACGCGCCGGTGCTTCGCCGTGATGTTCTGCAAGAGGACGACTTCTTTGTGCTGCAAGAAGACGGCAGCGGAAAACTCGTCATCACGTTCGGAACTGCCGATCATCTTGACTTGGAGAACAACGACTTTGTTCTTCAGGAGGACAATTTCAAACTTCAAATTCAATCCAACTGACCCATGCCAGACACCAAGATCACAGCCCTTACGGCCCTTACTACGGCCGATCCCGCAAACGACATGATGCCGATTGTCGACGTTTCTGATACGTCGATGGCAGCATCCGGTACGACCAAGCGCATCTCGATCAACAACATCCTCGCTTGTTCGCCATCCGCCACTCTCGCCTCCGCCACCATCACCGGCGATCTGACGGTGGACACGAGCACGCTGAAGGTGGACAGCTCGAATGATCGCGTGGGTATTGGAACCGCTTCACCGGCTCAGTTTGTTCATCTCTCAAAGTCGAATGTCTCGACCGCTTTAACTTCTCCTCCTGTCGGTGGTGCTAGTTTACGCATCCAGAACACTAGCAGTACAAACAACAACTTTGGATCTGTTGAGTTCTACAATGCCGCTGGATTGTTTGGAGCATCTGTAAACTGTCAGCACACAAATCAAGCGACTCCGACAAACGATTTGGTGTTCGTCACTCGCGGATCAGGTGGTGGACTAGAACATTATCGCATAGCCGCTGATGGTGTAGCCACTTGGTCAGAGGTCGGCGGAGTCGCTGGAACCGCCA